CGTAGACCCGAAACATTATGAAGCCCTGCTTAGGGAAGCGGAGGTGCTCTAATATGCCACCTAAAGGACATGCAATCCTCTCCGCATCCTCTTCTGACCGCTGGCTCCACTGCCCGCCGTCAGCAAGGCTCTGCAAAAGCTATGAGGATAAAGGCAGTAACTATGCTGCAGAAGGCACAGATGCCCACTCCCTTTGTGAGTACAAGCTCCGCAAGGCTCTCGGAATGGAAGCTACAGACCCTACCGAGAATCTCGACTGGTACAACGCTGAGATGGAGGATTGTGCCGCCGGCTATGCCAGCTTCATCATGGAGCTTTTGGAAGAGACCAAACAGACCTGCTCCGACCCTGTTGTTCTGATTGAACAGCAAGTGGACTTCTCTCGCTGGGTGGAACAAGGCTTCGGAACCTCGGATGCCATTCTCATCAGCGACGGTACCATGCACGTGATTGACTATAAACACGGTCTTGGAATTCTCGTATCCGCTGAGGATAATCCGCAGATGAAGTGCTACGCCCTCGGTGCTTTGGAGCTATTCGATGACATCTACGACATCGATACGGTTAGCATGACCATCTACCAGCCTAGACGTCAGAACGTTTCCACCTACGAGGTCAACAAGGATGACTTGTATCAGTGGGCCGATGAAGTTCTGAAGCCTACCGCAGACCTTGCCTTTGCCGGGGACGGAAACTTCCTGTGTGGTGAATGGTGCGGATTCTGTAAAGCAAAGCATGAATGCCGAGCCAGAGCTGAAGCCAATCTTCTACTCGCACAGCACGATTTCAAACTGCCGCCACTGCTCACGGATTCGGAAATCGAAGTCATCCTCTCCCGTGTCGACGAACTGGTCTCTTGGGCAAGTGACATCAAGGAGTATGCACTCCAGCAGGCAATCAGCGGTAAAGAATGGACCGGCTGGAAGCTGGTCGAGGGTCGCTCCAACCGCAGATACACCAGTGAAGGCGCCGTGTCGAACGCTGTCGAAGCTGCTGGTTTTGACCCTTACGAAAAGAAACTGCTTGGTATCACAGCCATGCAAAAGCTGCTTGGTAAATCTCGCTTTGAAGAGCTCCTTGCAGCCTATATCGAAAAGCCACAAGGCAAACCCACTCTTGTGCCGGAGAGCGATAAGCGCCCGGCAATGAATACAGCAAAAAATGATTTTATGGAGGAATACGACAATGAGTAAAAATGTAAAAATGACAAATCCCATGAAGGTTATCACTGGTCCTAACACACGCTGGAGCTACGCCAACGTCTGGGAACCAAAATCCATCAACGGCGGCACTCCGAAGTACAGTGTCAGCCTGATTATCCCGAAGTCTGACACCAAGACTGTCGCTAAGATTGAAGCGGCTATCGAAGCAGCCTACCGTGAAGGCGAATCCAAGCTCAAGGGCAACGGCAAGTCCGTACCGGCGCTTTCCGTACTTAAAACTCCTCTTCGTGACGGAGACCTTGAGAGACCGGATGACCCTGCATACGCTGGCAGCTACTTTGTAAATGCCAACGCCACTTCTGCTCCGGGCATCGTGGATGCAGACCGCAATCCTATCCTCACTCGTTCTGAGGTTTACTCCGGAGTCTACGGTCGTGCCAGCATCAGCTTCTATGCTTTCAACAGCTCTGGTAATAAGGGCATCGCCTGCGGCCTTAACAATCTGCAGAAGATTCGTGATGGTGAGCCTCTTGGTGGTAAGGCATCTGCCGAATCCGACTTTGCAACTGATGACGATGATGATTTCCTTGATTAATGGATGTGACAAACTATGGAGACAATCATGATTAGTACGATTCTTGTAAACATCTGTATCGGCTGTTTCGCTTGTGTGGGACTTGCTACTGCAGTCTCTATCATTCAGAGCATCATCAATGACCATAAGCGTGAAAAGCGTGAACAGGAAAAGGACAAACGTGACCTCGAATACCACGAGAAGCGCATGAAGGACTTTAAGTAATCTATCAACCCGATGGCGGTGGCCCCCACTGCCGCCATCGACATTTTTCGGCAAAAGGAGACAATCTATGAATGAATTTGTAGAAACATTGAATCTCTTTATTGGCAATGTCATCGCCTATACCTTTTTGGTAGCGGTATATGGTTTCATCATCTACAACGTAGGGAAAATCATTCTCTACCTTATCCGCTATGCGGTATACCACATCCGCCGTGACATCAATAAATACAAATCCAATAAAGATAAACAGTAACACGGCAGGCGGCAGGGATTTCTCTGCTGCCTGTTTTGTAGAAAGGACAATCTCATGAAAACACTCAGTATTGATATTGAGACCTACAGCGATGTACCTCTTCAGAAGACCGGTGTCTATCGTTATGTTGAGTCTCCCAATTTTGAAATCTTACTCTTTGCCTACAGTGTAGACAGCCAGCCCGTTCAGGTTATCGACCTTGCCTGCGGAGAACAGATTCCAAAAGAGGTCCTCCTTGCCTTGGAGGATGAAACTGTCATCAAATGGGCCTTCAATGCAACCTTTGAACGTATCTGCCTCTCTCGCTTCTTAGGTTATCCGACCGGAGAATATCTGGATCCGGAAAGTTGGCGTTGCTCCATGATATGGGCCGCCACGATGGGACTCCCACTCTCCTTGGAAGGTGTCGGCGCTGTTCTGGGTCTGGAAAAGCAGAAGCTCTCAGAAGGAAAAGACCTCATCAAATACTTCTGCCAGCCTTGTGCTCCCACGAAAACCAATGGGCAGCGTACAAGGAATCGCCCCTTCCATGCTCCGGATAAATGGGCCATGTTCAAAAAATATAATATCCGTGATGTGGAGACCGAAATGGGCATCCAGCAGAGGCTTGCAAAGTTTCCGGTACCAGTTCAAGTCTGGGATGAATACCACATGGACCAAGAAATCAACGACCGTGGTGTACGTTTAGACATGGAGCTTGTTGCTGCTGCCATCGAAATGGATACTCGCTCCAGAACGGAACTGACCGAAACCATAAAAAAAATCACGGAGCTGGAGAATCCTAACTCCGTCCAGCAGATGAAGGCTTGGCTTTCTGACAATGGTTTGGAAACAGATACCCTTGGCAAGAAGGCTGTAGCAGAGCTCCTAAAGTCTGCTCCTCCGAAGCTCTCGCAGGTTCTCACCTTAAGGCAGCAGCTGGCCAAGTCCTCTGTCCGCAAATATCAGGCAATGGAAAAAACCGTTTGCGCTGATGGTCGTGCCCGTGGCATGTTCCAGTTTTATGGTGCCAATCGAACCGGCAGATTCTCCGGTCGTAATATCCAGCTGCAGAACCTACCGCAAAACCATCTTTCGGACCTTGCAGAGGCTCGCTCTCTGGTGCGCTCAGGTAACTTTGAAGCTGTGGAGCTTCTCTACGAAGATGTGCCGGATACACTTTCCCAGCTTATCCGTACTGCTTTCATTCCAAGAGAAGGAACGCAATTTCTGGTAGCGGACTTTTCTGCTATCGAAGCCCGTGTCATCGCATGGTTTGCCGGTGAAAAGTGGCGTCAAGATGTCTTTGCCAAGGGCGGCGATATCTACTGCGCCTCTGCCAGCCAGATGTTCAAGGTCCCTGTTGAAAAGCATGGCATCAATGGCCACCTGAGACAAAAAGGCAAAATTGCTGAACTTGCCCTCGGCTACGGAGGCTCAGTCGGAGCCTTAAAAGCGATGGGAGCACTGGATATGGGTCTTACTGAAGAGGAGCTTCCTCCACTGGTCGACGCATGGAGACAGTCCAACCCGAACATCGTCAAATTCTGGTGGGATGTGGACCGAGCTGTCATGGAAGCCGTAAAGTTCAAGCACACCACTTCCAACTATGGTCTGACCTTCTCCTGTAGGAGTGGCATGCTCTTTATCACTCTCCCATCGGGAAGAAGGCTCGCATATGTGAAACCGAAGATTGGAACGAATAAGTTCGATGGTCAGTGCACCACCTATGAAGGTGTCGGTGGCACCAAGAAGTGGGAGCGTCTCGATTCCTATGGCCCGAAATTTGTCGAAAACATTGTGCAGGCAACGGCCCGTGATATTCTCTGTTATGCCATGCAGACACTCCGCTACTGTTCCATTGTCATGCACATTCATGATGAAGTGGTCATTGAAGCGGACCCTCGCATGTCCTTGGATGCAGTCTGTGAACAAATGGGTCGTACTCCACCTTGGGCCAAGGGACTACTTTTAAGAGCTGATGGCTATGCGACACCTTTTTATAAAAAAGATTAGATTTTTTCGGCCAAACGGCAAACTCATCTCCATTTAGTAGTGGAGATAGAAAATTTCATTTCTGTTTTTCGTCAAAATGGGACGTTCATCTCCAGTGGATATTAGAGATGGGCGTCCTTTTTATGTCCATCCGGAAAGGAGGAACCTGACGTGTCAATCAGCAAATACAACAGCGAAGGCTATCCTGACCCTACTGCTTACGGCGCTCTTTCTTCTATCGAAAGTGAGACCCATGCACTGCGTGCTTTCAGACCAATCGTATATATCTGCTCTCCCTTTGCCGGAGACATCGAAAAGAACGTAGCTGCCGCCAGAGCCTACAGCCGCTTTGCAGTGGAACAAGGATATATCCCCATCGCACCACACCTGCTGTTTCCACAGTTTTTGAATGATACCGACCAGAAGGAACGTGAACTCGGTCTTTTCTTCGGAAATGCCATCATGAGCAAATGTTCTGAGGTCTGGGTCTTTGGAAGTCATATCTCTTCTGGCATGGAAACAGAAATCAAACGAGCCAAGTGGAAGAACTACCGCCTGCGCTATTTCACTGAGAATCTTGAGGAGGTTTAACACATGTACGAAGTAAAAGAAAATTCAAGAATATTAAAAGACGGAACCAAAATCACGACCTATAGCAGAGATATCGTCAGCTGCAACATTTTAGAAGTCGAGGCAGGAACCACCGGCTATCGTGGTGGCGATACCGGTCATGGTGGCCGCACCTATTTTCGTATTCAGGATGCAGCCTGCACGGACATGGAAATTCATAGCTATACCACTCGCTGCGGCAGTAACGGTTTTGAAGTCTGCCTCGGTGGTGACTGCGAGCTGGAGACCATGATTCGAGCTTTGAAATTTATCACCAAGGTTCTGGAAGACGAATCCAAGGAGGTGTATGACTAATGTTCACCATTTATTCTGCGGACGTTACCGGCAATCCCGGTAACTGCTCCTATCCGCATAAGCATGTCATTTTAGATGAGGACAGTCTGAAAGCTGCCATCTGCCACGACTATGTCTGCGCCGAATATAAAAACAACTACCGCAACGGCGATAACTTCATCGGCAGCGACTGCCTTCCTGTGGATTGCGATAATGATCACTCCGAGAATCCGGATGACTGGGTCACCCCTGACGATATCATGCAGGCCTTTCCTGGTGTCAGCTTTGCTATCCAATATAGCCGCTACAACAATCGTGAGAAAAATGGGAAGGCAGCAAGACCGAAGTTCCATGTCCTGTTCCCAATCGAATATGTATCCGATGCCTCTCTTTACAGCGATATGAAGAAGCTGGTCAATTCCATCTTCCCGTATTTCGATACGCAGGCGCTGGATGCCGCACGATTCTTCTTTGGAACGACTACTGCAGATATTGCCCTTTATCCGGGCCGCATGAATCTGACTGAGTTCTTGGATGAGGACCTGTTCGATGAAAATTTACCGGACGGTCAATACGACGGCGCTGCTATTCCTGAAGGAAGCCGCAATGCCACCATGTCCCGTTTTGCCGGCCGTGTCATCAAAAAATACGGAGACAGCGACAAGGCATTTCAGGCATTCATTGAAGAATCAGCAAAATGCGTACCTCCGCTGGAGGCATCCGAGCTTGCTACCATCTGGCACAGTGCCCAGCGCTTTTATGCAAGACTCTCCCAGCAGGACGGCTACATTGCACCGGAAGTATATAACGACCCTTCCTGTTACAAACCGGGAGACTTCTCCGATGTTGGACAGGCTGAGGTGTTAGCAAAATACTTCTCTGGCGAGCTCCGCTACTCTCCGGCTACCCACTTCATCCGATACTCTGACCATTACTGGCAGGAATCCGAACCGGGTGCGCAGGCTGTGGCTCACGAACTTACCAGAAGACAGTTAAAAGAAGCTGGTAACGATATGCTCGAAGCACTCGATAAGCTGAAAAACTCCGGCGCACAGTCTCTGCTTGATTCCATGACAAAGAACAAGGCAGAGCAGCTGATGAACGAGGACCAGCTAGAAGCCTATCAGGAATTTCTGGCTGCAAAGGCATATCAGCAGTTTGCTGTAAAGCGCAGGGACTCCAAGAACATTACTTCTACGCTTAAGGAGTCTCGTCCGATGCTGGAAATCTCACCTCGTGACCTTGATGCCGATTGCTTCGCCATGTGTACACCGGAAGCAACCTATGACCTGCGTAAAGGAATGGCTGGTGCCAGAGAACACCTGCCAGAGGATTTCATTACCAAAATCACATCGGTGTCACCGAACTACAAGGGCCAGCAAATTTGGCTGGACTGCCTTGGCCTCATCTTTCAGGGCAATCAGGAACTCATCGATTACGTTCAGATGATTTGTGGTCTGGCTGCTATCGGCAAGGTCTATGTGGAGGCACTCATCATTGCCTACGGTGATGGACGCAATGGTAAGTCCACCTTCTGGAATGCTATCTCCAGAGTGCTCGGTCTTTACTCCGGTAACATTTCTGCAGATACGCTCACCGTCGGATGCCGCAGGAACATCAAGCCGGAAATGGCTGAGGTCAAGGGTAAAAGGCTCCTCATTGCTGCCGAAATGCAGGAAGGTGCTCGTCTGAATGATTCTACCGTCAAACAGCTCTGCTCCACCGATGATGTCTTTGCAGAAAAGAAATACAAGGACCCGTTCTCCTTCAAACCCTGCCACACATTGGTGCTCTATACCAACCATCTGCCTCGTGTTTCTGCATCCGATGATGGTATCTGGAGACGACTCATCGTCATCCCGTTCAATGCCAAGATTACCGGCAGTAGCGACATCAAGAATTATAGCGAGTACCTTTACGACAACGCTGGTGGCAGCATTTTGGCGTGGGTCATCGAAGGTGCCAAGAAGGTCATCGAGTCTGATTACCAGGTTCCCGTGCCGGACCTAGTGCAGAAAGCCATAGATGAATACCGCAGTCAGAACGACTGGTTCGGCCACTTCCTTGCTGATAAATGCGAGGTAGACCCGTCCTATAAAGAAAGCTCCTCTTCTCTTTATCAGGCCTACCGCAACTATTCTCTGGACTGCAACGAGTATGTGCGCAGTACGGCTGACTTCTACTTTGCTCTGGAGAAGGCTGGATTTGAGCGAATCACCGTGAGCAGAAAGCGTTACTTTAAGGGTCTGCGCTTACGTGAGGACACTGGTGCAGACGAGGATTTTATGAATTAAGGCCATAAATGACAAGGTGTATCAATGTGTTATATAAAACTTTTCTTAGCCCTATAAAAATATCAATAAGAAAAAGTATGGAAAATACCATTGATACACCTTGCACCTCTTCAAATTAACGGCCTGATGGAGGACAAGTATGTTAGAAAAAACGATAGAAAAGAAATTGACAACCGCAGTAAAAAAGGCTGGTGGTATCGCACCAAAGTTCGTGGCTCCTTCTTTCGCAGGGATGCCCGACCGCCTTATCTTATTACCTGATGGGAAGTTTGCCTTTGCAGAATTAAAGGCACCGGGAGAATCCCCACGCCCATTGCAAAAAGCACGTCACAGGCTCCTTCGCTCTTTGGGCTTTCAGGTGTATGTGATTGACAGCATCGAGCAGATCGGAGGGATGATTGATGAACTTCGCACCTCATGATTATCAGGCCTACGCCATTGATTATATTGAGACACATCCTATGGCAGCAGTCCTGCTCGATATGGGTCTTGGAAAAACAGTCATCTCCCTGACTGCCATCGCAGACCTGCTGTTCGACAGCTTTGAGGCCCATCGCATTCTGGTAGTCGCCCCACTTCGAGTAGCCAGAGATACATGGCCTGCCGAAATCAGGAAATGGCAGCATCTGAAGCATTTGACCTTCGCTGTCTGTGTGGGAACGCCAAAAGAGCGAAGAGCAGCTTTGATGGCAGGTGCAGACATCACCATCATCAACAGAGAAAACCTGCAATGGCTCATCGAGTCCAGTGGCTTTCCCTTCGACTACGATATGGTGGTCATCGACGAGCTCTCTTCCTTCAAGAATCACAATTCCAAGAGGTTCAAGTCCCTGCTGAAGGTGAGACCAAGCGTCAAGCGCATCATCGGCCTGACCGGAACACCATCTTCCAACGGCCTGATGGATTTATGGGCCGAGTTCCGACTGCTGGATTTAGGAAAACGCCTCGGACGCTTCATTACCGAGTACCGAAACAATTACTTCGTGCCGGACAAGAGAAATGGTCAGATTATCTATTCCTATAAGCCGCAACCCTATGCAGAAGAACGCATCTACGGCCAGATTTCTGATATCACTATCTCCATGAAATCAACAGACCACCTGAAGATGCCAGAACTCCTCTCCTCCGAATACGAGGTCCATTTATCCGATGATGAAGTGACCCGATACGAGGAATTGAAGCAGGAGCTGGTGTTGGAACTCCCTGATGGAGAAATCACTGCCGCCAATGCTGCTTCTCTCACCGGAAAGCTATCCCAGCTTGCCAACGGTGCCATTTATTCGGATACCGGTGACACCATCGAGTTCCATGATAGAAAGCTGGATGCTCTGGAAGATATCATCGAATCTGCAAACGGCAAACCGGTCCTTGTGGCTTACTGGTTCAAGCACGACCTCTCCCGTATCAAGAAACGCTTCGATGTGAGAGAAATAAAATCCAGTAAGGACATCACCGACTGGAATGCCGGAAAGATACCGGTCGCAGTCATCCACCCGGCCTCTGCCGGTCATGGACTCAACCTGCAGGCTGGTGGTTCCACTCTCATCTGGTTCGGGCTGACATGGTCACTGGAATTATATCAGCAGACCAACGCCCGTCTCTGGAGACAGGGCCAGACTTCCGGAACCGTGGTGATAGAACACATCATCACAAAAGGAACTATCGATGAGCGCATCTTAAATGCTCTCTCCAAAAAGGAACTGACCCAGAATGCCCTTATCGATGCGGTAAAAGCAAACCTATGACAATCTTCGACAAAATACGACAATCTGTGCCAATCCGAGGGAAATCTATTTTTTCGGAGGTACCAATCAATGACTGCAAAAGAATACTTATCTCAAGCACGCTACTTGGATAATAGAATCAAAAGCAAACTGTTACAGATAGATTCCTTAAATGAATTAGCTACCCGTTGCACACCGTCCTACTCCGATATGCCAAAGAGCCCTAACCGTGAAGGCTCTCGAATGGAATCCGCCATTCTTGACATCATCGAGCTGGAGGATGAAATCAGCAAAGACGTCGTGGAGCTGGTGGCGTTAAAGAAGGAAATCGTAGAAGTTATCAAACAGGTCGGCAATACTGAATACCAGACCCTATTGGAGGAACGCTACCTCTGCTTTATCACATGGGAGCAGATTGCTGTTGACATGGGATATGAGCTTCGTTACATCCACAAACTTCATGGAAAGGCGCTGGAAGAAATAAAAGTTCCTGCTTCCTATGAAGGAGGACATAAAATGACATAGAAAGACACTAAGCTCTTCTGATATTATTATACTAGCGAAAGTGAGAATCGCAGAAAGCCTTGTGGGACGAGTCCTGCAGGGCTTTTCTTATACCCAAACGGAAGGAGGAATACGATGCCAAGAAAACCAAAACGTCCCTGCTCCTATCCCGGTTGCCCTAATCTGACAGACGGACGCTTCTGTCCGGAGCATGAAAAGAAGGAAGCCAAACGCTACGAGAAGTACGACCGAGACCCAAATACCAAACGTCGCTACGGACGTGCATGGAAACGTATCCGTGACAGCTATGCTGCTGCCCACCCTCTTTGTGAGAGGTGCCTTGAGAACGGTGTCTACACACCAACCGAGCAGATACACCATGTGAAGCCCCTCTCCCAAGGCGGCACGCATGATAGAGAGAACTTGATGGCTCTTTGCAAATCCTGCCATGCCAAGATTCATGCGGAACACGGCGACCGTTGGCACAACCGGTAGGGGCGGTCCA